CTGTGGAAAGGTGCCAACAAGACTCAGGACGAGCATGGCAATACCACAGAACTGGGCATCAACGGATTCCGTGCATTTAGAAGCAACTGGCGCGAGCACCCAGATCGTGATGAACAATGGGGTCTGGAACAGCTGGCACAACTGGGCGAAGATCGATTTCGGCGAGAAATGGAATGTGAGTTTGTTATCAATGACGAAACACTAATTGCTCCCACCCGACTGCTGGACTTGGAAGGGGTAGAACCCAATCGCCGCACAGGACAAGTACGCTGGTACAAAAAGCCCAGCCAGGACAAGATGTATATTGTGGCCCTGGACCCTAGCCTGGGCACAGGTGGTGATCCCAGTGCCATACAAGTGTTTGAAGCAGACACCACAGAGCAAGTGGCCGAGTGGCGTCACAACAAATCAGACATTCCCACACAGGTCAAACTGTTGGCGGACATTGTGAATGAACTGTACGAAATCACCAAAGATGACAAAAAGATCTACTACTCAGTGGAAAACAACACCATTGGCGAAGCCGCACTGATATCCATAAACGAGTATGGAGAAGAAAACATCAAGGGCTATTTCCTCAGCGATAATAGTGTAACAGGCACAACCGGACGTAGGTTTCGCAAAGGATTCAACACCACAAACAAAGCCAAACTCACTGCTTGCAACAAGTTCAAAGTGTTGGTGGAATCTGGGCGTATGAAACTGTACAGCAGACCCTTGATTAGTGAGCTCAAAACTTTTGTGGCCAACGGCAGCAGTTATGCTGCCAAGCCCGGAGAAACAGATGATCTTGTTATGAGTTCGCTGTTGGTGGTGCGCATGCTGATGATGTTGCAAACATATCACGTAGAATTGGACACACAAATGAAAGATCACAGCGACAACGTGATTGATCCAATGCCGTTCATTTCTATACTTAGGTAAATATTGCACTATGGCCCAAGAAAATTCAATCTCTCAAGAACTGGCGGACCTGCTGGTCACAAACAACTTCGATCCTGAATATCGGGACGAGGGTGGCCAAAGCAGCGGTCCTGCTGATGCTAATACTATAAGTTTTGACTATCGCAGCGCCAGCGGCAACAATTATGGATCTGCTGTGGCAGTGATAGGCGATGACAACGAGCTGATGTTGTTTTTTGGGGACAATCTTGGTCGCAGCATGCAAGACCAAGACAAAGACGAATGGTTTGCGTTTTTGAATCAAATGCGCAAGCTGGCTCAAACACACAGATATACCTTTAGTCCTCAAAATCTCAGCAGACTCAAGCACTCATTGGCTGGCCAGGCTGCTGTAAAAGAAGGCTTATTTGAAGGCTACTACGGCAGTCGCCGTGAGAGCTTTATAGGCGAGCCCACAGAGGCCAGAATACTGATCAAACACAACAAAATAATTGGCGAAGATGACAAACGCTATCGATACATTGAAAGCATTTTTATTGAAACTGCTGACGGAGAACGATTCAAACTGCAGAGCAATCGTCTCATACACGGTCGTGCCATGTTGGAACATGTACGACAAGGCGGCCGCCCTTATGACGTGCGCGGCAACCATATAAACGAAATGGTTCAAGAGCTGTCAGTGTTGTCAAGATTCAACCGTGCCAAACAACATCATGTGTATGAAGGCATCACACAAGAACTGGTAGAATCGGCTGCACATTACTATCGCAGCCTTCAAGAAAGTCTAAAACGACTGTCTTCGTCACGTGGATATCACACCTACTTTGAGTCGTGGGCACCAGATCAAATTGATCAACAAGAGAGTCTGGTTGAAGATTTAAAAAACATGTTTGTGCAACAAACATTAGACACTAGAATTGAAGCAGCATTGCCCACTCTAGCCAAGATACAACAGCAAGGAACCAAAATGAAAGAAGCCGAAATATTTGAAAATTACATGAACCGTTTGAGCGAAGGCACCTGGGCCTTGCCTGACACGCCCGAAGCTTATGAAAAACTACAACAGCTCATGACCGGCGAACTCATAGTAGGTGCTGATGCCATGAATGCCACTGAACAGTTGTATGATTTGGTAGGAGATGACGAATTGTTTGACATCCTAAACGATCTGGCTGACAATGATCCAAGAGCCAACATCTGGGACGACTCAGATGTGCAACGTAGACTGGCCGAACTGGGCGTTCAAACCCCTCAGAGCACACAGGCAGCACCTGCTGCTGTGCCGCAAGACACTGCACCTCCAGTGGCGGAAGGCGAAGAAGCAGACAAACCCAAGTACAGCATGTCTAACCCAGGAAAATTTACTAATCAAGAATATAAAGATTCAATGAATCAACGTTACGGTAAACCGGATCTGGATACCTCTAGGATGAATAAATCACATCAAGATTTTTATAACAAGAACCCCAGTTTCAAACAAAGTGGCAAACAAATTGTTACACCCGGTGATGGTCGTTTGGCTTCAAAAGTTGTGCCAGCGGTCTCTGACACAAAAGTAGGCCGCGTACCAATGACACCGTTTGGAAGTGGTGCCAAACAAAGCGGTAGCAGTATTCCTAAGATTATCCAAAAGGGTGGTGGCGGAATGGGTGGTAGCGGATTTGGCGGTGTAAAACCCGGACAGTCCCCTTCACTTGACAACCCAATACAAAATGAAAACGCTGAACTAGCCCGCATGCTGGAACACGCTGGTGTGCCACTGCAAGAAGGTGTGCTAACTGATTCAACAGGCAGTACCATGGATCACATACAAGATCGTTTCCGTCGAGACATCAAAGATTTTACTGAAACTGGAGACATGAGCGACGATTTGTATGATGCTCTGTATGACTATTATTTTGATGACATGCCCTATGGTACAAAGAAGGCTCGCACAGGTGATCCTCATGAATGGATCAGCGACCGTTTTGCTGAGGATCTCGGCATCAATGAAAATCTCATCAGCCCAATGATCATGCCCGTGAGCGAAGGCTCCTGCAACATGACCATGGAAGGTTCTTACTGCCCAGAACACGGCTTGGCCAAATGCGAAAGCATGTATGAAGATAGCAGATCGCGAACTGTACCACCTCGTCCGGATGTTCAGGATATGCCACGCACCAAAAGCGTAGCAGGCGCAGGTAGAGGTGTTGTAAATCCAGCATCAGCAAACAACATGGGTGATAGTATTCCACATGTTGAAATCCGTGGCTTTGGTCCTGACTTTGAAGATTTGCCGGCAGGAAAAAAACTAATCAATCCAATGCAGCCACGTAGACACAATGAGTTGTCTCCACTCAAATCTGGAGACAGTACTCCACTGTCAAAAGTAGCTAATGTCGATTTAACAATGGACGAAGATGGCGGTGCAGTGGGCATGCCTTACAGCATGGGCGAAGGTGTGTATGACCCAGACTACAGAGGCGGATACAACAACGAGTTCGACGAACTGGAAGACTTGTTGAGCAAATCTGGAATGAGTCAAGACGACCTGATGCGTCAACGATTCCTGGCCAGCAAGCACGGACTCAACACCCCTGCAGACATGTCCAAACTTCCTGCACTAAAGAAAGATGCAGAAACAGGCTATGTGGCACGCAAGGCTGCACTGGATGCTGATTTAGAAAAACGCAATCAACAGTACATGCAAGACAAACTCACAGATCTAGAATATCAACAAGATCCAGTTGCTTTTTTGAAAAGACGTACACAACAACTTACACCAACCGCGCCTACACCACCAACCGCAGCAACAGCGCCCAATGCTCCAGCAGATGTAGCAGCCACGCCAGGAACAGATTATTCTTTACCACGAGCAAAATTGGGATCAAGTCCAAGTGCAAGATTGCCTAACTTTAGACCAGACTCCGCTGCTGAAGTTCCAGCACCATCGGATCAAACAGATACTCGCAATCAGAAATCATCCATGTTCCAGCAGCTGGCACAGTTGAGAAATCGAACTCGTGGCAACATGGCAGAAACCAGCAATGATGATCCGATCAACTCAAACTCAGCAATGACTGGTGCATACTACGAAGGCAAAGAAACTCCAACCCAAGAAGGCGATGCACTTCTGGCAAGAATAAAATCACTGGCTTTGCTCAGATGACATAAATACACTTGACACGTAGACAAAAAGCGCATATACTACTACAGTGTTTGCGCTTTTTTGTTTGTAAGTCACAGGCAACAGAGATCTAAACATTTAGATAGGCAACATAACATAGGCAACTTATCAAGGAGAAAAACTATGGCATCATTAGCAGAAATCAGAGCAAGACTACAGGCAGCAGAAGGCAACAAAGGCGGAAGCCAAACAGGTGGAGACAATTCAATTTATCCACATTGGAACATGGAAGAAGGTCAAAGTACCACACTGCGATTCCTTCCTGATGCAAATACAAAAAACACATTTTTCTGGCAAGAACGAGCAATGATTCGTTTGCCTTTTGCTGGCATCAAAGGCGAAGGGGATTCCAAACAAGTGTACGTGCAAGTACCTTGTG